TCTCGATATCTTATCTAATACCACTTCTTTATTCTCTTTAACATCAGTAGATGGAATTTGAGTAAAAACAGTATCGTAACGTTGTCCTACATAATGTTCTGAAAGTTCTAAGGAATAATGTACCACATTAAGTCCGGCTCTTACAGCTGCGGCACCTAAAGCACATAATACCCAAGTCTTTCCAACACCAGAAGGTGCAACGGCGACTCCCAATTCACCTGGCCCTAATCCACCATCCATAACATCATCGATACAACTCCATCCAGTGGAAACTGAGTTTCTATTAATTTCAGTTGTTCGTTCTTCGAAATCTAATAAGTAATCATGTCCTAAATCAGTATCAATACCCACTTTCATGGCTTTATCTACTAAATCTTTTATTCTATCATAATTTCCTGCTTTAAGTAAGTCAACAGAACTAACAATTGCTTGTTTTAGATTTTGATTTATACAAAAATTAGAAAACTCTTTCTTTACATAATCTAAATCAGAATCACCAACTTTAATAAAAACCGATTTTAGTTGTTCAACTACACTTTTCTGAAAACCTCTATCATCTAACTTTGAAACTTCAGATTTAAAAACATCAAGTGTTGGAGATTTTTTATAATCACCATAATAGGATATAATCTCATCTGCTATCCATTTATTAGATTCAGATTCAAAAAACTTTGGGTGTATTATTTCACTAAGAGTATCCAATAAACGAACATCTACAATCAACGATGATAAAACCTTTGTTTGAAATGATTGTCCGTATTTAGAAAGAGTGTCTATGTTTTGCATCTATAACCTTATTTGATTCTACAAATATAAGAAAAATATTTGGATAAACCTAATTTATTTTGTAATAATATTATGAAAGGTTGAATGTAACCAATCGTTAATGTCTCTCCAATTTTGAAGTACTTTATATTTCTGACCTATTCGTAAGAAATCTAATTTTTTAAATTCAATATCATCCACATTGAATCTATCTAAAATTTGCAACTTTTGATTTGTTGGAATATGTGGGTTATCTAATTCCATTAACCTCTTATTCATAAGGAGTTGGTCTTTTGCTTTTAAGATATCATCATATAATTTGATTTTACCTTGTTTCTCCTCACACATTTTAAAGAATTCCTTATGTGATATAGTTCTATCCTCTGAAAGTTCAGGAAACCTCTTTAAAAGAGTTTTAACACCACACCCTTTTATACCTGGTATGTTATCGGATTTATCACCATCTAATGTTCTATATAATAAAAGATTTTCTGGCCATATTCCAAATTCATCAAATACCACTTGTCTATTATACATTTTCTTTTTAGTTGGTGAAAAAACACTAACTTTATCAGAAACCAATTGAAGAAAATCCTTATCAGTTGAAACAATTACAACCTCACCATCCAAATCGTGTTGAGTATGCTTAGTTAAGTATGCAATTGTATCATCTGCTTCAATACCATCATAAATCATTGTTTGAACTGGTAAATAATCTAACATATCATTTAACCAAACAAACTGCTGTCTCATGGATAATTGTTCTTCTTCTTCATTTAAGAACTCCATGTATTGTCTGTTTACTCGAAATCTTCTATTTTCTCTTCCAGCTTTATAGCCTTCAAATACTTTTTTACGAGATTTAGAACCACCCTTTCCATCAAAAGTTACAATACAACGAGTTGGATTAAATTCACGAATTTGATATCCAATAGATTTTAGAGAACCAACAACTCCACCAGTATGGTCACCATCCTCATTCATTGTAGGATTAACTGTCCATGACCTGATGAAAGTGTTTAATCCATCTATTATCATAACTCTACTATTTCTTTCACGTGAATGATTCGTTTCTCTTTCCGATTCAACCTCGTTTAGAATATCTTTATAGAGTCCTTTCATTATGTAGTTGTTGTTGTGTAGTTGATTAAATTAGACCCATCAAGATATTTCTCGATTGCACCTAATCTATCATCTGCATCAACTAACATTTGTAAAGCCGACTCTGCATTTTCATAAAAATCCTTTGTAGAGTGGTCTCCAATTCCAGCAGGGTGGATTTCCAATAACTCCAACGTAAGGAGTGCTTTTGCTTTATCTGCCTCAGCAGATGTTTTTAACATTTGTTTTAATTTACTCATAACTTATTATTTTTTTAATTTAATCTACTACTTCTGCTCCATCTGTATCCAATTCGTGTGCTTCTATATCTCTGGAGTCTGATTTATATTGCAGTATAGTTGATTCACAAATCTTTTTATATATCTGGTCTTGTAACTCTTTGTTAGTTTCCATCATACTAATAAAGTCTTTGGATTGAAATTTAATTTCTTCTCCAGTTTCCGTATCAACATAAGTGTACCAAGCTCCTGCTTGTTTCAGTAATGAATTTTCTTTCATTACACCTAACCAAGAACCATAGTTATCAATTCCTCTATCAAAGAATATTTCAAAATCTGCCGACCTTAATGGTGGGCCCATTCTGTTTTTTACTACTTGACAACGTACTTTCATACCAATGGTTTTATCTTTACCATTTACCTTTTGTTTAATTTGTCCCATATTCTTCAAACGAAGTCTAACCGATGCATGAAATGCAAGAGCCTTTCCTCCGGAAGTAGTCCAAGGGTCACCAAACATAGCATTCATCTTTTGTCTTAATTGATTAGTGAATACTAGGGTTACTTTTTGCCTACCAATCATATTGGTAATTTTTCTCATCGCTTTTGATATAATAATAGCTTTATCAGTTGCATATCCATCTTTTCCATAGTCGGCAGCCAACTCATTTTTAGTTGAGGCGGCAGCAACAGAATCTACTACTATTGTTACTAATTTATCATTATACGTGGTTCTTACTTTTTCAATGATTGTTTCGGTAAATTCGAAAATTTGTTCAACTGAATCGGCTGATACATATAGTAGTTTTGCTACATCTACACCAATTGCTTCTAAAAATTCTCTACTTACTGCAGTTTCAGTATCTATTAGAACTGCGACACCACCTTGCCTTTGTGTTTCAGCAAGGAGGTGAGCAGATACTAATGATTTTCCACTTTGTTCTAAACCAGTGATTTCAGCAATCCTTCCAATTGGAAGACCACCATATGGGCGATTCGAAATGGCTACGTCTAGCATTGCACATCCAGTTGATACCCAGCCATCTACATTTGTAGGTGCGTCATCTTCTCCTAAAAAGAAGGCAACCTTTTGGTCTTTGCTATATTTGTTTAACTCAGAAGCTAGTTCTGATGCTAAATCCATTTCTTTTTTTGCCATATATTATATATTATCCGTTAAACAAATCATCAAATGCAGATGCAACATCATCCAATTTTTTCTTATCATCAACCGTAGGTTGTGATGTTGGTACTGTTGCAGCAGTAGCAGTTTTAGGTGTTGATGGAGTTGATAAAGTCTGTTGACTTGTACTCTCCTCACCTTCTTCTGATGTAGGATTCAACCATCCTTCTAATACTGATTTTAATTCATCATAAGATAATTCTGAATATATGTCAGTAATATCAGTTTGATTCTCAATCAGACTTTGTTTAGCAGATTCATCATCAGATACAGGTGTTTGATTGGGTTTGATACGAAGTGTAGTTACTGGATACGATGTTCCTGCGTCTTCTGCCGAAGTGTATTCAATAGTTATATCCCTACCACCATCAACATCAGTAATATCCCCATAATCAGGGTCTGCGATGTATCCAAGTAATTCTTGATAAACAGTTTTACCAAATCCCCAAAATCTTACACCTTCTGATTCTTCACCCTTTACGATGACAGGAACAAAAGTTCTTAATTTTGGCTCCATTTTCTTTGCAGCTTTCCAATCTTCTTTATCTCCCATTCTTTTCAACTTTTCAGCAAACTCAACGATAGGGTCTGGTCTTCCAAAAGAAGAAGGAGACAAATACGTTTTGTTGTTGATGTTGTAATGGAAAAATAATTCAATAAAAGGATTTTCTGGAGAAAATTTATAAGGAACTATTCTTACTTGGTGTTTACCTGGTGTTGGTTTCCACAAATTATCTTTGCGGTTTGAAGTGTTTTGTAGTTTGTTCAGTCTACCTCTGATTGC